ATGAGCAGTCTCCCTGACGGCGAAGGCGCTCCCGGCTGGATGCAGCGCCCGCCTAAGCGCGTTTCGCAGGCGGACGTTGCCTGGCGCGCGAAGCAAGCGGAACGCGTGCAGGCAGCCAATGACGGCCTTCCGATGCAAACGCTCGACCTTGCCGAGCTGGCGAAGGAACCGGCCGAACCAAAGCAGTTCGCGATCGAACGGCTGGCGCCGGTCGGCGAGGTGACGCTGTTCACCGGCCCAGGATCGGCCGGCAAGAGCTTACTCGCACAGCAACTTGCCACCGCCGCCGCTGCGGGCCTGTCCTGCCTTGGGCTGGAGATCCAGCGCGGCCCCGCGATCTACCTCACTTGCGAGGATGATGCGAAGCAACTCCATTGGCGGCAGGAACATATCTGCGAAGCCTTGGGCGTCAACATGGCGGACCTCGCCGGCACGCTGCACTTGATTAGCCGAAGGGGCGAGATCGACAACGAGATCGTCATCGAGCCCGGCGGCACCATCGACGGAATGAGCTACCCCGATCGACCCGGTGCGGCCTACAATCGGCTCGCGGCCATGATCCGCGTGACCGGCGCCCGGTTGGTGTTCCTCGACAACGTCGCGCACCTATTCCCCGGCAACGAAAACGACCGCGGCGAGGTGACTCGCTTCGTAAACCTGTTGAACCGACTTGCGGGGGAGACAGGCGCGGCAATCGTGCTGATCGGCCACCCGAACAAAAGCGGCGACAGCTACAGCGGCTCGACCGCCTGGCTCAACGCCGTGCGCTCGCAAATCACGCTCGACAACGAACGCGACGGCGACGGCATGGTGCTCGATCCCGACGCGCGCGTGCTGAGGATCGGCAAAGCCAACTATGCCCGGCTTGGCGATGCGCTGCGCTTCCGCTGGCACCGCTGGGCCTATATTCTCGAAGCCGACTTGCCGGCCGATATGCGCGCCGAGTTGGATGCGACGATCAGGGCGACCGGCGAAAACACGGCCTATCTGCGCTGCCTGGCAGCGGCGACCGATCGCAAGAAAGCCGTCTCCGAGAACCCCGGCACGAACTACTTCGGCAGCGTCTTTCCGAAGATGCCCGAAGCCAAAGGATTGAAGCGCGAGGCATTCGAGCGGGCGCACGAAAGGCTCTTGGCGATCGGCGAAATCGAGTTGGATGCGAAGCTCTGGCAGCGTGAAAACCGGGCCTGGAAATTCGGCATTCGGGCTGTGGAAAAGTGCACCGACCCCCTGCACCGACCCCCTGCACCGACCCGCACCGGCCTATCCGTAAACTCTGCATGCACCGACCCCCCTAGTAACTACGTTACTACGGGCGCGGCCGATTGGCCCGCCGCGCCCGATGATGAGCTCGATTGGGAGCCGGCGGAATGAGCGCTTCGCAAACCGCCCGCCTGATCGCCCGCGACCTGTCTCGGCTCACTCCCGATTGGCGCGACCCCGAACGCTATTTTGAGAACCGGAGCGAGCTGGAGCGCAAGCTTCGAATCCTCGCCCGCCAACTGGAGACGATGCATGGCTGACCTTCACGCGATTGTCGGCGCGATGACGCCGGCCGAGCAGCAAGTCGCCTGCCAAGTGCTCGACGCTTGCAGCCGTCCGTTGCAGGTGCGCGAGATCGAGGCAGTGCTGCGCTCGCACGGCATCTCCAAGTCGCGGGCGGTAAAACTGGCTGGAACCCTCAAGGGCTTCCATCTGATTGCACTGCTGGGGCCTGAAAAGAGATGACCTTCTCAATCTCGAAGCAGCGGAAAGAGAAATCAGAGGTGAGGCGGACCTGCTTCATTTCGGTGGCTACTCTCTCGCATTCGGCTTGGGTCGAAATGTCCTCGATGACTGACATGTTGTTACCCTGCATCCCACTCATGAAGAAGATGAGCACCCAAACCTTTACCATGAAATTCCTCCACTTATCAGCAGCGAGGGCTCTGCATGTCTAACTGGCCGTATTCAACCGCGAACTGGAAGCGGCTGCGCAAGGCGCACCTGGCCGCGTTCCCCTGGTGCGAGGGATGCAAGGCGATGGGCAAGCCATACGTGCTCGCCAACACCGTCGATCACCGCGTCCCGATCAGTGACGGCGGCCCGCCATTCCCCGGCCATGCCGGGCTCGCGAGCTACTGCCCAGGCTGCCACTCGGCAAAGACAGCACGCGGCAGTGAGGCAGGGGCGGTGCAGACGAGCAAGCCAAGGCGCGGGTGCGATGCCGAGGGCAATCCGCTTGACTCCGCTCACCCTTGGCATGATCAATCAGGGCGTGTGGAAGCTGCTAGCCTTTATCGCGATCGCGGGAATCTACTGGGTGGCCCGAAACATGTCGCCGGTCGTGTGGATACCATTGATCGCCCTGGCGATATGGGTCGCGTTCAAGGGCAACAAGGCTGCGAAAAATCGCTCAGAGCTGGACCCTTAAAACCGCCGCCCGACCTGCAAAATCAGTTAGTTTCAAAGAGCAACCGAAATGGGCGCTAGGGGACCGGGCGCGGCAAAGCTGAAAGCGGTAGCGGCACGAGCGCCGGCTATCGTTTCGCATCCGTGGGAGAAAGAGGGGATGCCGGCGGCCGACAAGGTGCTGGCTTTCCTGGGCACGTTGCCGATCGTCTCGGGCCTTCGCGCTGGCGAGACAATGGAGGTGCTCGACTTCCAGGAACAGTTCGTGCGGGGCGTCTATGCCGAGAACGAGGGCGAGCGCCTGGTGCGGCTCGCTGGGCTCAGCGTGGCGCGCGGCAATGGCAAGAGCGGTTTGCTGGCCGGGCTCAGCCTGGCGCACTTGCTCGGGCCGATGCTGGAGCCATACGGCGAATGTTACGCTGCGGCGCTCGATCGGGAGCAAGCGGGCGTCCTCTACCGGATGACGTGCGCCTACATCTACGCAACGCCCTGGATGGCGGGCCGGGTGAATATCCGCGATCAGACGAAGGAAATCACCGACCACGAAAGCGGCTCGATCTGGCGGGCGCTCACGTCCGATGCACGCAAGGCGCACGGCCTGGCGCCGTCCTTTTGGGTGGCAGATGAGGTAGCGCAATGGCGAAGCCGGGAGTTGTGGGACAACCTGCGCACCGGCATGGCGAAGCGGAAGCACGCGCTCGGCGTCACGATCAGCACGCAAGCGGCTGATGACCTGCATTTCTGGAGCGAGATGCTCGACGCGGAGCCGGTGCCGAGTGTCTATGTTCAGCTCCACTCCGCGCCCGAAGATTGCGCCCTGGATGACCGCAAAGCCTGGGCGGCTGCAAATCCGGCGCTAGGCGCGTTCCTGAATGAAGCGGAGTTCGCGGACGCGGCGGCGATGGCGATGCGCTCGCCCAGCTTCGCCCCGGCGTTCCGTCTCTTGAACCTCAATCAGCGGATTGCGGCCGAGGGCCGTTTCATCGAGCAAGCCGATTGGGATGCGAACGCAGATCCATTCGACCCGCTCGAGCTTGAGGGCGAGAAGTGCTTTGGTGGGCTCGATCTATCGAGCACGCGCGATCTAACCGCGCTGAGCCTTTATTTCCCCGACAGCGGGCGCCTGCTCGCCTGGCACTGGCTGCCCGCCGATACGATCCCTCTGCGCGAGGAACGTGACCGCGTGCCCTATGGGCGCTGGGCGGCAGATGGCTGGGCAACGGTGACGGTAGGCAATGCCCGCGATGACCTGGCGATAGCGCTCCAGCTCGCGGACATTCGCGCTCGCTACGACGTGCAGGGCATCGCCTTCGATCGATGGCAAATCGCGCGGCTCAACAAGCTGCTCAGCGACGAAGGAATCGACCTGCCGATGCGCGAGTTCGTGCCAGGCTTCAAATCCTACGCGGCGGCCGTGGACGCTTTCGAGCGGGCCTTGCTGGGGCGCAAGCTGGAGCACAATAACAACCCCCTGCTGCGCTGGCAGGCGGGCAACGTGATCGTGGAGACAGACCCGGCCGGCAACCGCAAGCCGACGAAGCAAAAGAGCCTCGATCGCATCGACGGGATCGTTTCTGCAATCATGGCGTGCGGTCTCGCCGCTACCGACGAAGGGCCACAGGTTTACAAGGGTGCCGGGTTGATGTGGGTCTAGCCACGATCGGGAGAAATCTCGTCGTAATAGGATTCAATGGAATGCTTGACGGCTTGCTCCACGCCTTCCGGGCCATATCCGACGTAATCGGCGCCGGCCTTCGAAGCGTAAGCGCGTTTCGAGACCTGGGCTCTTAATTTGCCATCCTCGACCCGAACGATCACTTTGTTGGCTTCAATCTCGTATGTGCTGGCGTCGTGGGGGCGTTGTTTTGGCCCAAAGAGCTGAAACTCCATGGCGGGATTCATGAACAAGTCGCGTTCCCAATTTTTCACGATGACGGGCCTGAGACCGAGCTTCTCGCAAGCCCGAACTGCCTCGGCGAGGATCGGAGTTGCGGACGTCTCCATAAGCGCAATTTCCTGACGCCAACCGTTGTGCCGCTCTTCTCGCTCACGGGCTTGCCGCTCCTGAAAATCCTGTGCCTTGGCCTTATGCTCAGCGTTCAGCTTGCCGGCGAAGTCATCGAACCCGCTCATTGACCTGATTCCCCTTTTGTGCCCATATGAAGGCGGCCCGACCCGCTGCGCTAACAGCGAGCCGGACCTGACCACAACAACCTGTTCGAGAGGTTATCATGGCTACAGCACCTTTAGGGGCGGACTCCGCCCACGTCATCTACCCGAATCGCTTTCCCCCGGCCGCTGCGGCGCGCGTGGCCCAGCGTATGCTCGCCCGTTTCAATCGCGAAGAGCTCGGGAACGCAATCGAGGTTCTCGTAGAATTGCTCGACGTTTGGGATGGCGACCCTGACCTGGAGGAAACGGGCGCCGAGGATGATACGCGCTTCCCGGCAAAATCGCTCTACGGGCCCGGTTGCCCATTGGCCGACCCGGCCGAGGATGATGACGACGACGCGGAGCATGACGGCCGCGAAATAGACGAAGGCGTTTGAGTGACTTCGCCCCCGGTTGGCGACGGGGGCGAAAAAACCTCTTGCATTGAACCGAGAGGCAGTTTACCTCTTGGCTTGACCCAAGAGGAGTAAGACAGTGGCTGTCCGCAAAGTTTCCACCTCGATTGCCTGCCGCATCGTCGGGCTCAATCGAGATCGCTTCAACGAATATGTGGCGGCAGGCCAGTACCGCTGCGCCCCGTCCACGGTCCCTGGCCGGGCGCGAATGTTCGACCCGGACGACCTCTTGACGCTCTTTCTTTTCAAGCGCCTCATCGAGGATGGCTATACGGTCGAAAAGGCTGGGCACATCGCCTGTGAAATCGGCGCTGTCGCGAAGATAAATCCCGAGGCCCGAGCGATAAGCTATGTTGAGGATTATTTTGTCGGGCGCGGCAGGGCGATGCTCGCCGGAAATGTACCCGATCCAAGCGAGTGGGACAGCGTCCTCCTGAGCGGCACCGACATTCGCAAGGTGACGACATTTCGCATTGGCAAGGAGCGAGATCTGGTTGCTCACTATGCTGACGAGGAAACCTCAAACTTCCGTGACCCGGCCGACGAAGAATGAACGAGACACGCCGCCCCCTCGGCGTCCGCCGCCGCGTTAGGCACCTTGCGGAATCCGGTGCACCGGATGGGGAGCTACTTAGCCCGAAAGGGAAAGTGACCGTCAACGTCGTGAGACGTCGACAATCTCAGCGCCGGGGGCCTCAAACCCCCGGCCCGACAGAAGGACGTTGAAATGAAGACTGCGGAACTGCTGGAGCAGCGGGCGGCCCTGGTGGACCGCATGAACACTGCTCACACCAACGACGACAACGCCGCTTTCGAGGCGGCGGAAACCGAGCTTCGGGCGATCGACGCCAAGCTGGAGCGCGCCAAGAAGATCGAGGCGGCCGAACGCACCGAACAGGGGCGCGTGCTGGTCGGCGGCGATGACTTCGCCGAGCTGCGCAACCAATCGCTCATCGAGACGCTCCGCTTCGGAGCCGGGATGCCGGTTGCCGATCGGGCGAAGATCGAGCGCGAGCAGGCGATGCTTGCCGAGCGTTCGGGCGGGCCTGCCAAGGGCGTCTATATCGCTTCCGAACTGTTCGAGCAGCGCGCGACGATGACGACCACGAGCGCGGCCACTGTGGCGCCGACTGACTTCCGGCCGGACCTGTTCACCTCCGCCCTCACGGCGACGGCGATCGTCACCCGCCTGGGTGCCACGACCCTCACCGGCCTCACCGGCGACGTGGTGATCCCGCGTGAAACCGGCTCGCCGAATGTCGGCTGGGTTGCCGAGGATTCGGCGCTCCCGACCGGCAGCGCCACGTTCGACTCGCTCACCCTCACGCCGCACCACGTGGGCGTTATCACCGAGCTCTCGCGCCAGTTGCTCCAGCAATCCTCGCCCCAGGTCGAACAGCTCGTGCGGAACATGATGAGCCGCAACATTGCGCTGGAGATCGACCGCGCGGCGCTCGCCGGCAGCGGAACGGGTGCCGAGCCGCTGGGCCTTATCAACGACCCGGACGTGCCCACGGTGGCGTTCGCGACGGACCTGTTCACCACCACGGCGGACATGATCGCCGCGGCGGACATTGCCAACATCGGCAACTCGCGCGCTTTCCTCTCGACCAACGGCGTTCGCGCGGTCGCGATGAAGCTCCGCGATGCGAACGATCACCCGATCAGCATCGCCGAGACGTTCCACGGAGAGACGGCCTATTTCACCAATCAGGCGCCCGACAACCTTGGCGCCGGAACGAATGAAAACGGCCTCGTTTACGGCGACTGGAGCGACCTGCTGATCGGCATCTGGAGCGCGCTCGACGTGCTGGTGAATCCCTATGCGGAAACTGCCTATTCCAAGGGCAACATCCTCGTGCGGGCGATGGCGACCGTCGACTTCGGCGTGCGCCGTCCGGCCAGCTTCGTCTCCGCAACCGGAGTCCTGGGCTGATGAGCGCGCAGATTGACTCGCGCCTGATCGAACGGGCGGAAAAGGCGCTGCGCCACGCCGGTTTCTTGATCGAGAAAACCGAGACGAGCGCGAAAGCCGGCACGATCACCCTCAAGATCAAGGTGCCCGGCTGATGGCAGCGGCAACCCTCGAACGGCGAGCCTTTGCCGAGCTTCGCGCCAAAGGGCGCAAGCTGGAGGGCTATGCCGCCACCTTTGGCAGCGTGGCGAACATCGGCACCTTCCAGGAGCGCATTGCCCCTGGAGCGTTCGCCAACAGCCTCTCGGGCGATATTCTCGCCCTACTGGACCACGACCCCGGCAAAGTGCTCGGGCGTTCGCGGACGGGCACGTTGAGGCTCAGCGAGGATGCTCAGGGCCTCGCTTTCAGTCTCGACGTGCCCGACACTTCAGCCGGCCGCGACGTGCTCGCTCTTGCCGAGCGTGGCGACCTTGGCGGGATGAGCTTTGGCTTCCTGGTGCCGGAAGGCGGCGAGCAGTGGGACGGTAACACCCGCACCCTGCGCTCGGTCGACCTGCACGAGATCAGTGTGGTTTCCGCCTGGCCGGCCTATGAGGGCACCGAGATTGCCTTGCGCGCCCGAGGGTCGCTCAACGAGCGCGCAAGACGCACGCGCGCTATTCGATTGGCGGAGGCGCGGCAATGGGCGTGATGGACCGCATTGCCGCCTTTGCCGGCTATGAAAAGCGCGGCGACACGTCTCCGCTCGATCCATCCTGGCAGGCGCTCAGCAACTCGACCGGCTATTTCAGCGCCGTCTCGACCCGGATGGCTGAAAACCTCTCGACCGTGCTGGCGTGCTCGACAGCAATCAGCACTGCGCTCGCCTACGTCCCCTGGCGGGTTTACCGCATAGACGGCCAGGGCAACCGGCTGGAGGTGCTGACGCATCCGCTGAACCGGGTGTTCCGGGGCGGCTGGAGCTCGCAGATGACGCACCCGGACGGCGCGGAGCATCTGATCGCCAGCGCGGTGCTCGGCGGCAACGGGCTCGCGGAGATCGTTCGCGGCGGCAACGGGCAGGTTTCGGGCTTCGGCTGGATACCCTGGGGCAACGTCACGGTGCAGGAGCTTTCCAGCGGCCGGCTCGCCTATGACGTGGGCGACGGCAAGGGACGCTCGCGCCGCCTGCTGCAAGATGAGGTTGTGCACCTGCGCGACCGCACCGACGACGGCAAGATCGGCCGCTCGCGCCTCTCGCGGGCCGCAGAGACGGTGCAAGGCGTGGATCTTGCCAACCGGCACGCACGCCAGTTCCTTGCCAATGGCGCTAACCCGTCCGGTGTTATCAAACACCCGGGCACGATGACGCAGGAGCAAAGACAAAGCCTGCGCTCGCAGTTCGATGAGCGTCATGCGGGCGCGGGCAATTCCGGCCGGGCGCTGATTCTCGACGGCGGGCTGGAGTGGCAGGCGGCGCAAATCTCACCGGAAGACGCTGAGCTGCTCGAGACGCGCAAGTTCGGCGTGGTGGAGATTTGCCGGCTCTTCCACGTGCCGCCGCCGATCGTGCAAGATTACACGAATAATACTTTCACGAATGCGGCCCAGGCGGGCTTGTGGTTCGCGACGTTTTGCCTGGCACCCTGGGCGCGAAAGATCGAAGCCGAGTTCGCGCGCAGCGTGCTCGCCAGTGGATACGAGCTGGAGCTTGACCTGTCCGGCTTCCTTCGCGGCGACCCGGAAACCCGCTGGGCCACCTACAAGATCGCGGTCGACGCCAACATTCTCGACGCTGACGAAATTCGGCAAATCGAGGGGTGGAACCCGCGCGGAAGGGAGGCGGCAATTGGCTAAGGCGCTTCGCACCGCTGCCGTCGTGCTCGGCACGGCAGCGCTATTCCTGGCCGCGCCGGGCATCGGCCCCGCGATCGGTGCAGCCGTTGGCTTGTCTGCCTCAGCGACGGCGACGGCCGCAATGATTGCCTCACCGCCGGCCGCAAAGGCGAGCTTCACTGAAAAGGAATTGATCCGTGACCCTCCAGAATGGCTTGGTCGAAGGCGGGAAAGCATACCTTTGGACGGACACGCTCCTACTGAGCGGCGAGACGGGCAAGGCGCTCGGCATAGCACCGAAGGCGTTCTACGGCTGGTATCGACCCTGGGCGGCCTCGCTCACGATGATCGGCAATCCCGCTTATCTCTCGATCGCGGAGCGGCTGGGGAAGGTGGACCCGGAAACCGAGGATCAACTGATCGAGGAAGCCCAGCTGGCGCTGATGGATTACAGCGCGGATGGCTCGCTGGGGCGGCTATTGCTGGCGTGCTGTTTCGATGAGCCGCGTCTGTATGGCATCGCGAGCGATCATCTGATGGGCATTCCTTTCGCCGCTTATAGCTTCGACCACTACGTCGCCCCGGCCATGACGGGCTCGCGACCCGTTACGCTTGCGGAAATGCCGGGCGTCATCGCCGGGCAGGTGCTCGGCAATCACGCTTGGGAAGGAAACCCGCGCCTTAGCGCTGCCCCCCATAAGATCGGCGGGACGATCGTGGAAATTTGCGTCGCGCCAGAGGGCGTAACGGAGCGCGAGCTGGTCCTGTCCGGCAAGGCCGGCAGAGCCCTAAAACGCGCCGTAGGGAAGCGAGATTCAAATCGGCGGGCGGAGGCGGCATAACGACGCCATGAGCCGCCGCGCCGCCTCTCTTGTTCAAGCCGACTTCGACCGCGCTGTGGCGGCGCTCGCGAAGGCTGGCTTGCGCCCGGAGATCATCTTTGACCTGGTGGCGGGCAAGGTGATTGTAACGGCGGCGAACGAAGCGGCTCCGCGCTCCAACTGGCAGGAAAGGGCTCCGGATCGTGTCTAGACTTCCCTGGCCCGGCGTTCGCCGCAAGAAGGCGAAGGGCAACGTCTATTTCTACTGGTCGCGCACGGAGCCTTGGACCCGGCTCCCGGACCCATACACCGACCCGGATGGGTTCATGCGAGCGCTCGCGCGGCTGCAGCGCATGGGCGCGCTCGATGACGAGCGGCAGCGCACCGGCACGTTCGGCGGGCTTGTGGCGGATTACCGGCGCTCGAAGCACTTTCGCGAAAAGCTCAGCGCGAACACCCGCGTCTCGTATGAGCGATACCTGAAACGGCTGCTGGTGGCCTATGCGGACGCGCCGCTGCGTGAGCTGACGCCGGAAGACATTCAGCGGCGCGTGCTCGACGCCAACGAGGAAACCCCCGGCGCGGCCGACATGATGCTGACGATCCTGCACACGCTCTACGCTTATGCGAAGAAGCGGCACCGGGGTTTGGCGGACTGGACCGAAGGGCTCGAATACTTCGGCAATCAGACTGAGCGCGAGCCCTGGCCCGACGATATGCTGGAAGCGGCGCTCGCGAGTGACGACGACCTGTTCCGCCGCGCGGTAACGCTCGCGCTCTACACCGGGCAGCGGCCCGGCGACGTGTGTTCGATGACCTGGGGGATGGTCGCGGGCGATATGATCCGGGTGCGCCAGCAAAAGACGAAGACGGCGCTCGAAATCCCGATGCACGACAACCTCAAAGCCATGATCGAGGCGCTGCCTAAATCCGATCGCCACCTGTTCCTTTTGAGCAACCGGCGCGGCGATCGGCTGACTTCGGGCGTGTTCCTGCTGTGGTGCCAGCAATTCAGCCGCAAGCTCGGCATGAACCGCACGCCGCACGGCCTGCGCAAGAATGCCGCGATCGAGCTTTTCGAGGCCGGCTGCACAACGGCCGAGGTTGCAGCGATCACCGGCCACAAGTCGCTCGCCATGCTGGAGCACTACGGCAAGCGGCGCTCGCAACCGAAGATCGCGCGGCTCGGCATGGGCAAGTGGCAGGCAAAGACGAAACAGGAACGGGAAAACTAA